CTGAACATCGCTTCCGCGATCTCTTTCGGGAACTGGAGCATCTGCACCAGCATCGTGATCGCTGCTTCTTTGGTCAGCTCGCCCGCTGATACGGCTGTGATAAGATCTTTCGCTGCGCTGATTTGGATGCCGTTATACGCTTGTGATCCTTTGCCCCCTGCAAGGTCGATAAAGTCAGCCGGAGCTGTCGCGGGGATAGTAACCTTCAGCGGCTGCTCTGAGACGCTTAGAATAGTCTCTACAGCGTTTGTAATCAGTCGCTGATACCCCTGTATCACTGTCGTGTAAAAGAGCGAATATGAGTCTCGTAATTCGTCCGCATTATTCCCGAATCCGGTTCCGTCTCCCTTCACTCCAAAAAGCAGCGGGGAAGTCACTCGGTGTCCGCTGAGGATCTTGTTCGAGAGCTCATCACTGAGATACTGGAACATGTCCGCGTTCGAGTTCGATTGAAGGGGCGTGAAGTCCGGAGCTTGATCGGGCCCGTCATTGAAAGTCAGGATCAGCTTTGACGCTGCTTCTGGGCCCGTGAACTTCTGCTTGATCTTACGCTCGATCGCTTCGCGCTCCTCGTCTGTCGGAACTCCATTCTTAAAGCCGATGTGCCAGCCCGGGAACATCCCGCTCTTGATCGAGTTCAAGTGAAAAGAAGAGATCTGACGATCGAGTTCGATGTAGTTCGTCGATCCTATGTAGTCAGGCAGTCCGTAAAACTCAAAGGAAGGAGCGTGTCGCTTGACTTGCATGATCGTTTTCGGGCTCGTGCGATCGGTCAAGCTGAATGCTTTGTACGCTTGATGCTTTTCGCTTTTGTCGCTCCAGTCGTATGAATAGTAGAAAGTATCGACTTTGCCTTCTTCATTCAGCAGCCCCGATCGGATAGATCGAACGGGCACATGTTCGACTTTGGCGATCTTGGTGCGAGCTTGATTCCAGATGACGCACCAGTAAAACTGTCCGTATAGCTTGAGATCGAGAGCCGTCTTATAAGTGATCTCCTCCCCGAAAAGATCGTTCAAGCGAAGCCATGCTTCCTTAGACGCATCGTTTCGATCCCATTCGTCCGAGTACGGCCCATCTCCTCGGATCATGTCGGTCACTCCGTTAATGATCGCGTTATGAATTGAGCTCGTATAGTACAGCTCTTCGAGATACGTCGCGTACTGGTCATCTGCTCCGTATGTGATCCATTTTCCGCCCCGCTTCTCTTCGAATTGCGGGAGCTCATACGGGCTCGTGTTTAAGACGCTGAAATCAATCTTTCGCGTAGACATAATCAGTCTGTGTTGGGTTGTATGCTGTGTATGTGCTCTCCTGGTACGCTGTCGAATTATCGCGGATGTAGGACATCCCCTCCTCGATGATACCTATCACAGAAGCATCAGCGGGATCGAGATTCGATGAGCTGGTTTGCTCCCAAATAGTATAGTCGTAAAAGCCCTCCGGAAACTGAGGAGTATTCAGCATGATATCTCCGAGAGCAGGAGCGTCGGTCGATCCTTCACGAATCGTCAGAGTGTCTTTTCTTGCGTCGTGAGCGCGGCTTCTTGGAAGGAGCAGAATCGCTTTGCTCGTCGCCTGACAAGTCAGCCGAATCAGCGTGTAATTCGTCGCGCTGCTCATCTTCTCCGTCAGAGTGAGATATACTGTGTTCAGCGTTCCTTTTTGAAGCTGTATCATCGAGCAAGTGTTTAAGATGCTCCGGGCATCGGTTCGGATCTACTTCGTCCGCGTATTTGCGGAGAGAGTTGATGTATACTCTTTTCATATGGTCAATATAAAAAAAGGGGGCGTTTGCCCCCCTTTATTGAAATTCTGTGATCGGAATTAGCTTCCGACATTAATTGTCAGAGCTGACTCATCATCGAGCCCGTCGAAAGGATACTTATCAGTACCGCCACCAGCAGAAGCAGGCAGCCAGATCATCGACTCGACTTCACGTCCGGAGAACTCGAGAGTGTATCCGCTCATGTCGGTTCGAGCAGCACCAGTCACGACAGTGCCACCAGTGACATCGAGTCCGTGATCGATACCCAAAAGGAACACATTTCCGTTCGAGTCGAGCACAAAGCACTGGCATCGATTCTGAGCCAGGGCGCGAAGCTCTTTGTTGTCCTCTTTGCTCAGTTTCTGGAGCGTGAGAGAGAGCGTCTGCTCGTATGTCGTCGTGCCTGTAGCGGGATCACTGTTTACATTGACAGTGACGCTGGACAAGTCAGGACGCAGATCGTACTGATATACGTTCACGACTGAGCTCTCTGCGATATCCCAGTTCGCGAAGCCCGCAGTCGTCATCTCGTCGTCTGTAATTGTTGCCCGTCCTCGGATGTCCGAGCAGTAATCTTTTGTGAAAAAAACCTTGACGATTCCTCCGATCTGATCTTTGCAGTCGACGATTCGTCCGGCTGAGAGTGTGCAAGGCATATCTCGAGTTTTTATGGGTTAAGAGATGGGGGGGCACGAAGCCCCCCTTCTCGTCATTTATTAAGCAGTCCAAACAGAAGTACCGAGAACACCGTCGGTCGCAACAGCTACTTGAACACCAGCAGCGAAGTGCATCACGACGCGGATGTTATCAGAGCCGTCGTACTTGTAGGTCGGGATGATCTCGACACGAGTAGTGTCAGTCTGCAAGTTCGAGCCGAACTTCAAGTTCGATTTGAAGGTTGCGATGATAGTATCATTCGGAATACCTGGACAAACGTACACAGGATATCCCATGTATGAGTTCGCCATTGCAGCGGCTGAGTATCCGAATCCTCCGTTCTGACCTTGATTCGTGCCAGCAGCCGCGAGAGCTTGCATATAGAATCCGTAAGTCTGAAGGTTCATGTAGAAGCCGAAGTCGGTCTTTCCGAGAAGCCCTGAGTGATTGTCGACGACACTGTTATAAACTTGATTCAAGTTAGTCAGCACAGTTCCTGCAGTAGTCGCATCAGCGAAGTCCGCTTCAGTGAAGCCGCCCATCAAGCCGTTTGTCAGCTCTGCATCAGTGTCAGCAGCTCCATCGTCAGCGAGGAAGCCGTTACCGAAGATCGCAGATCCTTTCCAGATGGCATTCTCGAGTGACTCAGCTACTTTCTCAGCTACAGATGCGATAATGAACTCTTCGAACGCGATCGGCATATCACCATTACGTTGCATCGCGTTATTCGCTGCGACGAACGTAGGGAAGATTTCTGCACGACAGATCTCTTGATTCACTTTCAAATCGGTCAGAGTCAGCACTCGCTCTCCGAGAGTCATTGCATCAGCATCGGTGTCAGAGAAAGCGCAGTTTGAAGCACCACCAGCGACCAAAGGATCAGCAGTGAATGACAGGTTTTTAATGACGGCTTTGTGATTGAAGCCCTCCATTACATCAACGTAATTCTTCGCCAATGTGTCGCCAGATTTTACAGCAGCCGCGATATAGGGCAGTGCAAGCTCTCCGGCATAAGTGTCGCCCGATACGTCGAGCTGGAAGTTGTACTTAGTATTCATTATCGGAAGTTTTGCAGAACGCGCTCTTTAATCGAAAGCTCATCCAGCGATTTAATTTCTTTTTTTGGTGTTGGTTGATGCGAGAAGTTCGCAGCAGGAGCATCCTCGATCTTGTCGAGACGTGATGACATCTTCTCGATTAGATCTGTGATCTGCTTCAGCGCAGAGCTCATCTCCTCTTTTTTCTCGTCTTTTTCTTCTTCGAGAGCTTCTACGACTTCGACAGCTTCTTCAGCTTGCTTCTCAGCTTCTTTCGCTTCTTCAGCTTTGATCTCAGCGATGCACTCTTTCACGATCGCTTTGATCTTCTCGTATGACTCCTCGTCCATCAGCTCCTCTTTCTCCTCTTTCTCTTCTTCTTTCTTCTCTTCAGCGAGCTCTTCTTTCGGCTCTTCTGGAGCTTCTTCTTTGCCGATCTGCTCGAGAATTGATCCTTCACCAACTCGGATCACAGTCCCGTTCTGCAAAGTGTGCTCTCCAGTAGGTGCATCTTGCGGATTCCCTTCTTCGTCCAGGACTTGAACTTTAACGCCTACTTCGAAGCTATCCGCTTCAGTGACGATCTTTGTGCCATCTTGCAGAGTGTCTTCTGCAAACAGCTCGACTCGCTTCTGTAGCGAGCGAATAGTTTCGAAAATGTGTTTCATTTCTGATTTATTATCTGTCGGCTTTTCGACCAGTTTATCTACAAAGTAGCCCTCGATCGAGAGCCCTCGCATTTTGCCTTCTTTGATTCCTTTCCAGAGCTTTTCGTCGTCGACTTTCATA